CAATGCAAAATATGCATCTCGTACTGGCGCGGTGCCAAACTTATCTTCACCTTCGATATTATCGGAGATTGTATAAGCGTTGTTACCTAATAACACACGTGTTACTTCAGCCACATCGCCTAAAGATAGGTTTGTTGGGCTATCACCGTTTGTACCGCTTGTGCAATTAATAAATGATGCTGTTGATGCCAACATATCACGTGTTAATTGGTCTTCGGTTTGACGTAGCGATACGCCTAAACGTGCTGCACATTCGTTTAAACACTCTATTACTTTCGGCTCTTGCCTACTGACCATTGCTGGCGGGGAAACCGCTTCGGATCTCCCTCTCCGTCTTTCGTACGGAGTTTAGACTTTCGCATACCCTTGTAAGTAAGAGTCCCACCCGTTAAGTCGTTCACGGTGCTTGCGCTTCCGCCTTGTCGCCATAGCTATTGCCTTAGGCTTCCAAGTCAATTAGGGTAGGTTTTAATCCCGCTTTCACTTAACGGGATCCTGATTTTGTAATGTTACTTGCTCATTAAGCACAACATAGGTCATTTACAAAATCAGATTTACGGCACCTAGCTTCTACCGTAAAACGAAATCTTAGCATCAATATCTACAGCTGTTAGGTTTTGTGGTGGTGGAGTAATACCACTATTACCTAAAGGCACCATAGCTGTTTGTAATGGGTTATATCTACGCATACGCAAAGTATTACCACCATTACGAGGCATATTTTTCCTCATAGCTGGGATATTATGGATCATATTTGGGACTGGTACCGACAATAATTTGTAACTAAAAGATTGTTGTACCGGTGATGGAAGGATGCTGGTAGTCGTAACTGCCATAGTTTTTCCTTAAATTTATATTAACAAAATTTGGTATAAATTACAACAATTTGTTGATCATTATTCCAAAAAACAATATATTTAAGATGACGAGTCTTCATACAGTCTAATAATCTGGCGAGGATCTATACGGCCATTAAGAAAAGTGAGAGTAGCGAGTTCTCATTACGGCTGGTTTTATTTATAGGGTATTTTATGAAAAATGCAATGATTAATAAACAATTTAATAGCTGGACAGTGCTTAAACAAATAGATTATGCTAAGCCTGGATTATGGTACGAATGCATGTGCGTTTGTGGCAACATATACATAAAAAAAGGTACTGAATTGCGGGCTGGTAAAGGCAAGCAATGTAGACCTTGTCAGTATCGCGTTTTATATGATCCTTGCAACGATATAGGTAAAATATTTGGTTCTTGGACTGTAGTAAAATACTTAGGCATTCATCGTAAATTAAAGCATTTTGAAACGCGTTGCAAGTGCGGAACAATTGGAAAACATGCTCTTGCTGATCTTAAATCAAATAAATCAACCATGTGCATGAATTGTCATAATCAATTAAACGCTATAAAAAACACAAAGCATGGTTTACATGGCACTCCATTATATAAAGTCTGGAGTAGCATGTTATCACGTTGTAAAAATCCAAGTGACTCGGCATTTAAATGGTATGGCAAAAGAGGGATTCAGGTTTGTAAAAGATGGAATAATTTTGAAAATTTTTTGGCAGACATGGGTGAGCGACCAGATGGGTTAACATTAGACAGAATCGATAATGATGGTAATTACACTCCAGAAAATTGTCGCTGGGTTGACCATAAAACTAATTGTCAAAATCGCATCAAAAGAAACTAGGGAGCAGATTGATACTACTCCCCATAATTTTATAAATTTTGACGTGCTGCAAACATCTCTTTGACTAGCTGGTCTTTCAACTCTGGAGTGAGTCCGTTAGCAAAAGCATTAGCATGACTCAAAGGAGACTCGCTTTTTTGTGGTGCAATAGTACTCAATGACTTAGGCTTAGCTAAGTTTTGCTGAGCTTTTAGCTTGTCAGCATCGTATGAAGTATCACGATGAATATTAAGTAGCTTAATCATCTTGTATGCCATGGAATGAGCTTTATAGACATCACCGGTAGCTAAAATAGCATCTGCTACATCTGGATCTATCTCACGTAACTTCTTTTGATTCTCATATGACACTACCTTCTCAAAGTCTGGAAAGTCGTTTTTAATACGCATCTCAGCATTAGACATAGTCAAACGTTTAAGGTCTTCCTCTCTAGCTTTCTTAAGCGCGGCTAACTCTTTTTTGATGGTCAGCAGATGCCTACCCTCAGCTAAATCGTTCTCCGATAAGCCAAGGTCATTTAGGTCGATGTTCTCCTCAGCTGGCTTTGTTGCAACTTGTCGTTGAGCAAGCAACTCACGTGCTTCATCTAATTCACGCTGTAACTTCTCTTTAGACTGACGCAATAACCGCCAATTTTCGTCTTTAACGCTCTTTAACTCAGCCTCAATAGATTGTTCAGGTGCAGCCTGTATCGTTTGTTGTGAGACTTCTTCAACAGCCTCTTCTTGCATTTGTTCTACTACTTGTTCTTCAATCATATCAATACCCTCTTCTTGCATTTTTTTAGCTGCGTCTCTGTTCATTTGGTCAATTTGTGATTGTGATGCTATTGGTAAATCCATAATCTTACGCCTTTATCAATATTGAGTTATCTGCTTCGTTGTTTAACTGCTTGGATAGTTTAAGTAAGTCGCCGTTCTGGTCGGCAAGTACATAATACAACAACCATCTTTCATCTGGTACTATCTCACCTGCATGCCGTATAAACATTTCGCAGGTATCTTTGGACGGTAGCACCCATAAAAACTGTATTTTGTCGTCTTTGTGTACTTTGTAGACTGTTTGGTCATATTCTGGTGTAGGGCAGGTAGTCCGTGGTAAAAAATAGTTACGCAAAACGTTCTCCATCAAACGCTCTTTTTTAGTCAATACAACTATATAAAATGCCTCTGTGTATTGTTGCCTGCCACGTCGCAAGCATTCATAAAAGTCTTTTTCATAAGTCTTATGTATCTCACGCTGTAACTCAATAGGGTCTCTACTGTCAGGAGCTTTTTGTAACAGCTCGCTAGATATTTTACCAACCGTATCTGCCATCTTTACCTCATACTTTTTTCATGTTAACATTTATATACATTATCTAACCTGTGGCAAGATATGTAGATAATTCCAAGTTAATTGTTTTTGATATTGTTTGATTATAGTCTTGCCACGCTAATACTTATTATTACCAAAAAAACCTGTATGAATACTATCATCACCATAAACAGTCTGTCTATACCGCTTATCCAGCTCTTCCGCTGTGGTATGGTCATCTCTTGTTTTTGGTAGGCTAACACACAAATATCTTAAGGCATCAGCCATATGAGAATGCACATCATGCAATGGTCTATCTTTGTATTGCTGCCTCTTGGCGTCATACTCAGGGCGGTAGTTTTCTATAGCCTTTAACAGCTGCTTGCATCGCTCATCTATAAACAACTTGTTAAACGTATTACGCACACAGTCTATACCATCCATCAAAGCAAAGTCGTCTGCTATCGTAAAATTTAACCCCAGCTGTCTTGCTGTCTCTAGCCGTGTCACACCACTACTAAACTCATGTACCTTGATATCATGCGGCGCTATATGATAGCCGTACAAATACGGACGCTGCTGCACGATTTTGATGTAATGGGTCAATGCTTCACGTTCGCAAGAATATTCGTCTATGATGTAAATTTTGTTGTTTATAACCTGATAGAACAGTATGCTCGTGCTATCGCGGTAACCTATATCCCATGCGGTGTTAACTTTAAACGTAGGGTCATATTCAAACCGCTGTATTCTATCCTCAACGCGTGCTTTATCAAGCTGTGCTGACCAGTATGAACCAGCGTCTACACCAGCAAAACTACAATAATATTCTTGTTGTATTAAATCAGGCGTAGTGAGACCCTCTTCTAGCTCTTTGTTGATTTCGTCTAGCTTGATGTGCTTGGTTTCATCAAGTGTAAGCTTCAAAGCAAACCAATCTTTATGGTCTTTGGCTACCTGCCATAAATCATATAGGTGGTTAGCTTTGCCCCTAGGCGTAGATACAAACAAACACCAGCCGCCGTTGTATGCCAAGATAGGCTTGATTAGCTGGTAGCATTTGCCACCGTCTTGAAAGATTGAGTACTCGGTAAATACTACCGCATAGGCGTTGGAACCTACCAAGTTATTATAGTTTAATGCCCCTATAAGCTGGATAGTACTGCCATTAACAAAACGGATTAGCAGCTCTTGGCTGTTCATAGAGCTTATTACTTGTGGTGGTATTAAGTCTAAAAACCTGCGTCCATCAGATAAAATACTGTTCCAGATAATACGCTTAGCCATAGTATAGCTAGGAGCTATGTAGAAGATATTACATACCTTTCTTAGTGCTTGGCGTACACATAACCAAAAAGCAGCCACATCTTTACCGCTACGTCGGGGCATAATAGCTACTGCTTTGCGGTATCCTTTGTTTTCAATAGCATCAACAATCAACTCTTGGTACGCCGTAAGCTTGATTGCGTCTAGTTTGATGTCCACAATACCTCCTTAAAAGCAACCACATATAGCCGCAGCTATTGCATCGCTACTGTCATACGATACAAATTGTGTTGCTGATGGGAATAAATTTTTCACTCTGTCTTGTATCTGTTGCTTTGTAGCTTTTCCTGTGCCAGTTAGTATTTCTTTGATTTGGCATGGTGTAAAGTCTTGTACGGTCATATTTTTTTGTGCTGCTGCCAGTAACGCTATAGCACGCACAAAGCCTAGTTTTAGAAAAGTCTGCGCGTTATGCTGTAAGAATGAGGTTTCAATAGATAAGTTAGTTATCTTGTACTTGTCGATAAGCTCTACTATAGCGTTGTAAATGGCTTCTAACTTTTTATGCGTAGGGGTGTTAGTAGCCAGCTTAAAGCTTACATAATCTAATAAAGATAGTTTGTTAGCTTGTTTACTGACTACTGCTAAGCCACATATTT